TGCTGCGTAGCCCTAAAAGCACCAGTAAGAGCGGTAAGCGCAGAAATGCCAAGGCCAATTGATGCCGCCATCCTAAGCGCGCCCCCAGCCATGCCCGCAAACGCGCCTTTAGCCTTGCCTGCTGAACGCTCCGCGCCAGCGCCAGCGCGCCCAAAGCGGTCCAAGTCGCCAGTGGCCGTGCGAACGCCACGGGAATCGACGGCAAGTCCAAGTGTGGCGAGATCAGTCATAAATTGGACCCTTCAAACGGCGGGGGAACATCTTCATCCCGCGCCCGTGATATCTCACCCGCAAACGCGGATGACATTTTGTGCAGCCACTCAGGCTCATGCGCCTCTAATTCCTCGCCCGAGACCAAGACCCAAGCCCTGATTTCGGAATAAGGAACAGCGACCTCGCCTATACCTGTTTGCATGATTGGCCCGACCCTCAGGAACATTGGGATCAAGTGATCGAAACACTCAGGCACTGGCGGGAACTCGATAATACCGCCGTGCCGCGCTAACGTATCGGCGCGACTTTTCTTGAGGCCCTTAGCCGGCGTTGATAGCCAAGCGGATTGACGCGCCCAGAGACAAAGGGCCTCTAGGCCTTCTCGAAAAAATTAGCTTCACCCTCAAGGAAAGCCAGAACCTCACGCATGATCGCGGGATAGCGGCTATAAAGCCATTCCGCGTTTTCGGCGGAGAAATCCAAGGGCTTGCCGTCGCGGGATAGGTTCTCCCAGCCGAATGTCGCGTCCACCGCGTCTCCCAGCTTGCTCTTTTCGCCATCGGCCATCAGCGCCATGATTTCGCCTTCCGACATGCGGGAAACGTCCATTTTGGTGCCACGGCGCTTTACCATCACGGCAGCGCGCTTCTTCACACGTTGGCGCACTTCCTTGCTGTCGGACCCCATGAGGTGAATGCGGATCGGCTTCTTTTCAGCATCATCCGCGTAGGCCGGAAGCCCGGTGGCGATGTTGGTGAGGTGGAGCCAAGCGCCCTTTTCAGAAGCGGCAACGGTGTCAAACATATCCATGTGATTTATCCTATGGGTTCTGGTTCAATCGGAGGCGCGCGGCGAACCACTCCACGCACCTCCTAGCCTGCGCTTGCAGGATTAAGGCGCGGCGACGTTCACCTCAGCGCGGGTGAACTCAATGTTCACGTTTGCCATCACGACAGACCCGACCGACTGGCCAGACGGAAAGGACATGACCTTGCCGCTGATGTAACGGATAGACCCGTCCGACCGCGTCTCGCGGAAGCTGATCTCATCTTTGGAGGCAAGCGCAGCGCGCAAGATACCTTGGCCCGCGTCGCCGTCTGAAAGCGCCATGGGGACAGTCACCGAGCCATAGTTAAGCGCGCCGTGATACTTGTTCACAATTCCAGTCTTCAGCGGCGTAAACGTCACGGAATCGTGGGCCGGGCCGAACTCAGGGATTTCTTCAGCTTCGCCAATTTCGGTCCATGTCAGGGCTGCGTAGCCTGTGTCATCGTATGTGGCAGGAGCTGCCGCCGAGGCGGAAAGAAACCCGCCGATGCCTTCTGTGGTACCCATAGGGCTATTCCTTTTCTGTGGGGGTGCGCGCATGGCGCTGGGATAGGCGGGTGCCTATTTCGGAACGGCTCAAACCCCGCAAGCGGGGCAAGGCGCGTGAATTTTCAAGGTGTCAGGCTTGGGGCGTCAGGCCGTTTTTGAACTCGACAAGCACTTCGCCGCCTGCTTCGATAGCGCCAGCCACCGTGCCGGAATATGTGACGCCGTTGGACATTGCAAAATGCAGGACATCGCCCTTCTCAGGCACATCGCCATTGTAGATCATGGCGGGTGTCGTGCCGGTCGGTGTTGGCATTGTGACGATGCGCGCGCCTGTGATCGGCCCAGCCTTTGCGCGGGATGTTTTCTTGTCCATATTTAAGGTGTCCTTTGAAAGATTGCGCGGCAACGGATCGACACATTCTTGCGAAAGTATGCGCCGTCGATTGCGCCCGGCTGTGGGTCGCCCATATCTGCCACCTGAATTTGACCGTCTCCGGCGGATAGTATCAGGTCAATGGGGAATTGGTCGATGATGCGCTGCGCTTGGTCGTCAGCCTCATCCTCGAACGTGCCTTCTTGCACAAAGACTGCCACAAACAGCCGAACGACCATCCGGCTTGATTTGGACAATCCCAAACGCTCCGGCGGCGTCATGGTGAAATACGCCAACCAATAAGGCGGATCCGGCGTGACGTATTGCAGCGCGCCTGCGTCCCAGACACCAGGCGCATTTTCACCCCATACAATCGGCGGGGCGGACGGTGTGGCGGCCAAGCGTGTGCGCAGGGCTGTTTTGATGTCTTTGTGATTCATCCGACCCGTGCCTTTGCTTTTGCGATAGACGCCCTCACAATCGCGGGCCATTGATCGACGGCACCCTCGACAAAGTGTGCGCCGGGGCGGCCATTGCGGCCGTTGTTCACCGCTGCAGCGTATGGAACATCGCCATTACCCCAAGTAAATGTTGCTAGATCGCCGCCCTTCATACTGGCAGCGATCATGATATATGATTCCTCGCCCTCTCCCGACGCACCGCCAGCCACTGACGATTGCAGGCTGTTGCGCAAGTTGCCCGTGTCAACAGGCATGCGTCCGCCTTTGGCCTTGGTGACTTGCGCGACAGCCACGACAGATTGCGTCGCGTCCTTCAGCACGGCATCAATCCGGCGTTCGGTTTTTTTAGTCCACTGGTCAAGCTGGGCCCATGTATATTTCGCCATTATTCCAGCCTCGCAAAGAAGTCGATTATGATTTCCTCGTAGCATCTGCAATTTACGATTTCAGACGCCGGTGCGCCCATACTTGAGTCGAGCGGAAACATCAGCGAAAAGCCGCCCACAATAAACGGCTCCCCATATGCCACCACCTGACCGTCGGCTGCTGCATGTGTCGGTCGCGTTTTAGCATCACCCGTGGCGTCCCACTTGCCCTTTTTATCCTCAGCCCGCACATCATTGTTCGGGTTTTCGATAAGCTGCGCGACCGCCTCATGCCGCCCTGCACTCAAAGCCCTCATAGTTTCTGTGCGGGCGATGGTTTCGCCGCGTTGCCGCAACAGATTGTTGGAATATCCCTGCGCGGCCCTGTCAATGGCCGTCTGGGGCAGGGTTGTTCCATCCCGAATGGCGCGAAAAATGGCGGCGTCGGATTGTTTGTTGCGCGCTGTGAGTGTGCTTTTCAACGTGCCGTCATTGCCGATCCAGAACGCCTTGACCGGACGCGATGCGCCCGTGACAGGATCGGTGACAATGCGCACAACCCCAACGCCGTTTTGCGAGGATAGTGCCGCCCGCATAGTCTGGACGTGTTCCGCCTGCGTGCTGTGCAGCCCCACCAGCCCGCCTTGCCGCGTGCCGTTTACCACGCGCCCGCCAATGTCCAGTGCGGTGCGCAGTGGTCCTGCGCCAGCCTCCAGCCCTGCCCGGATCGTCTGGGCAATCATCACGCGCGTGTCGTCAATTACCTCAGTCACCAGCCTTGAGCCCAGGTCCCGTGCAATCCGCTCGGCCCGCATATTCCGGCCCCCGAATGACTGCACAACGCGGCTGGCAATTGGCGCGCGGCGGGTCGCGTGTTGGAACGCGCCCATCTGATAATTGCCGCCAGCGGCCAGCGCAGCCGTGATTGCCGTATCTGTTTTGAACAAATCGGCGGCGTCGAACCGCAGCGCACGAAACGCAGCGTCCACATCACCGCGCGCAATGGCAGCCTCAAGTGCCTTCATGTCAACACCCGCCCGCGCCTGACGCATGGCCGCGACAAACTCCGACTGGACGCCCGGCCATGTCTGGTCCAGCAGTCTGAGAAAGTTGCGGCGAGTGTCGCGGGTTGTCATGTGTCTTGTTCAACCATCGTCAGTCCCATTGCGGCCAGTGTTGCCAGCGCGTCGTCACCCACACAGGCCGTCAACTTGTCGGGCATGGCCGTCACTGGCGTCGGTGAGAACACCAGCGCCGCTTGTGCGCGATTAGCACCTGCCATGCTGACGGTGTTGTCAGTGTCCCATGCGGGGCGCTGTAGGGCTGTCCGCGCGGCTGAGGTGAATGCGGCTGACACAGGTAGGCTTGCGACGGCGTAGAGATTACCGTCCGCGTCCTGCCAGTTCAACTCGCCGTAGGTCAGCGCGTCCGGTACACCGAACCCCAACACCATGGCTAGTTGGTTTGCATCATCCTTCAATCCATCGGGGCAGGCGATTGTTAGCCTCATTAGAAGCCTCCTGTAACGGTGACGGTCCAGCCGCGAGCGCGCAGCGTTGTGATTGCTGCTTCACCCGTTGCCGAGGGTGCCGAGCCGCCCGACTGGTCGAATACCCGCGTCCCGGCGTTAATACCGGATGCCACGAGCGAAACTAGAACATTGTCAATGCTGGTTTCGGTTAGGGCTGTGTTAGTGAATGCATCAGCGAAGTTCCCGCCTTTTATACTATCAAAGGCGTTAGCGGGGAAACTTGTTAGGCCAGTGCAGCCAAACCAAGCAAGGGCGAAATTAGCCCCCAATGAAGTATTGATCAAAGGGAAACTTGTTAGGCCAGTGCAGGAGCGCCAAGCATTACTGAAGTCAGTCCCCGATGAGGTATCAATCAAAGGGAAACTTGTTAGGCCGGTGCAGCCAAACCAAGCAGTGTTGAAAGTAGTCCCCGATGAGGTGTCGATTAGGGGGAAACTTGTAAGGCCGGGGCAGTTGCGCCAAGCACTGTTGAAATCAGTCCCCGATGAGGTATCAATCAAAGGGAAACTTGTTAGGCCGGTGCAGCCAAACCAAGCCAAACTGAAATCAGTCCCCGCTGACGTGTCGATTAGAGGGAAGGATGTGAGTTCCGCCCAATTCCGCCAGTAAGACCCAAAATCCGTAACCGCCCCATAACTCGCCGTCGCGCCGTTTGCCACAAAATGTGCCTCAGTATCAGCCGCCTCAGTTGCACTCAAAGCCCCGTCGCGGATCAACTGCCCCACGAGTGCGGTGCCGGGGAAATACAGACCGCCCCTCCCGCCAATGTCATAAGCGCCCGCAGGGATTGTCACACCGTAGGAAGCCGTGCCTTGGTCGGTTGCCAAGACCATCGTGCCTGTAAAACCACCGACGGGCACTGTCATGGGTAAGCGATCATCAACATTGTCAACCGTGGCGCGGGCAGGGCCAGTCTGGTATGTCAACCTTCTCGCAGCCGTGGCCTGCGTGGCGTGATTACCGTTGCCAGACTTGTCACCCATGTACCCGATTGGGTCGGATGCCGCAGTGACAGGCGTGGTGCCGTCTGAAAGCTGAAACAGCGTGGATAGGTCGCTGGATTCATACCATACGCCCTCGGCGTCACCTGCGAATAGGGCAGATGGGGAGAAGCCGCCGGATCGCATTGCCCCTAGCCTTAACAACCGCAGCCCGCGAAAGGCTAGGTTACGCATCCGCATGGCTTACGGAAGCTACCGACGCAGTGTTTGCAAACGCCCAAACGCGGTTTGCTCCATCCACACCCGGCCAAAGCTGCGCAATCGTCAGATCAGCAGCAAGGACATTCCCGCCACCCAATACAATTGTGCCCAGCAGCGTCGATGGTGCTGTAACGCCGTTCGTTGCTTGCAACATCATTTCGGTGGCGCTAACCGACTGCACCCTGATTGACAAAGCATTTGCGTTGGTCAGTTGCGTCCAGACTGCGGGCGGGATTTCGACATTGTTATTTCGTGCCATGATCGTTTCCTTTATATGTCATTTGATCACCTTCACCATCCA